ACCGTTGAGAAAATATTCATTACATCCTTTAACATTTATAAAGTCGGTGGTATACCAATCATCAAGAATTTCTAGATTGCCTGTTGTAAGAAGTGCAGTATTAGCAATCGTGCGATAATTTAATATATTATTAATATTTTGTAGTCCAACTAAATTTTCCTTTAGTGAATTAATTTTATCTCCCGTAATTTTAGCATCAGCGGCGGCATTTTCTACCGTCAATGACTTATCAATCGGCGGATTGGATGGATTCGTGATATTAGCTGTCAACCATGCTGATACTTCGTTGCTTACAGTTGGTTTCAGCAGATTAAGCAGTTCTCCGCTTTCTTTCATTGCTTCGATTTTCTTGTTTACTTCGTTCTGTACGTCGAGATTTGAAAAATACTGATTGATAAAATCATGTAACGCTTTGTAACTTTTTACAAGTTCGTCCTGCGCGTCAAACATTTCTTTGACCGTTTTAAACAGCACAACAAATTTGTTTTCCAAACTTAACGTTCCGTTAAAATCATACGGAATCCCCCGCACACTTGCAACAACCTCACAAGCCTGCGTAATCATCTGACCAAAGTCGGGCAAATTTGGAAAATCTGGAATCTTTGGTTTGTCTGCCATTGCTACACCTCCTTAATAAAATTGATAGAACAATTCTCTGCAATCATCGCAGATACGTTTGTTAAGATTAAGGATAGTATCTCGGAATCTCTGTACTTCTAATGAATAACTACCGTCAAAACCCTCATCTTCAATCGTATCATTATTATCTGCATGATACGTGTCATTACTGTTGGTTTTTGTCGTATTCTCTCCATTGCTTACCGCGCTATTATGGATGGTATTCTGCCCCCGATCCATTGTAGACGCATAATTCGTTCCGGCAAAATTAATCTGCGGGTTGTCGGAATGGATATTTTGGGTATTGTTATTTGTATCGGCTGTCGTTGTGTTTTTCGCTGTGCTGTCTCCCGAGATCACACCTGTTCGAGTATCGTCTTTTGTACTCGTTACTTTTCGTGTACTCTTATGAGTGATAAGCGGGTCGTACTCAAAAGTAATACTCCTGTATAACTGCTCGTAATATGGCATGTTAACCGTAAGTATCTTTTTCAGATGATACTGAAATTCACCAATTGTTTCTAACCCGATCTGCTCGCGGAAATACTGTAAACAGAACGTTTTTTCGAATGCCAGCTTTACAGCGGCATATTCCGGGGAATCGGCATCCGCATAGAAAGGAAAATCAAAATTGAACACCAACGCAACCGCTTTTTCGATCATACCGTCAATGTTTTGCTTTTCGAGGGGATGGATGACGTTATCGGCAATGACCAACTGCTCAATGGTATTCGTCAATGTTTTCGTTTCGTAGTTATAGTCAAGAAACATTATTCCACCTCACTTTCCGGCGTGTCGTTTCCGTTGTTTTCTTGTGTGTCGGTTTTGGCATTTGTAGTGTCGAAAACATCCGGTCGGTTAATCGGTGTTACCATCTTAGAATTAAAACGTACATGGATATTCAAACCATACATTTTATTGATCGCATCAAGTCCCCTCTGAATGGTAGCCAGATTTCCGTTTCTTGTTAACTCGATTTCTCCATCGTTGTAACTCGTTTCCGCGGAAACTAGCCGTTCCGGTTTTTCTACGCCGCTTGCTTCGATTCCGAGATCAGCTAGACATTCTGCTACTTCTCTCTGCGCGGCGGTGTCAAGTTCGTTAAAAATCGGCTGCACTTTCAGATCAATGGTATCAATCTGAATCTGTTTTCGCAGATCGTTTTTGGCTTTGATAAACGGAATGTTTTTTACCCACTTTTGAATAAAGTTGTCAATGCTGAGTTTTTGCGTAGAATCTCCGCTGATGACAACTGGCGTCCTTTGCTGAATCACGTTTACCCTTGTCGACGCTTTTTTCTCTGCCAGACTCTGCGAATGAAGAATAATACTGAGAATTTCCGGCACAGCAAAAGGTCTTGCGAAAATCAACGCGCTTTCTTCCTTGTCGGTCTGTTCATAATATTGTCCATTCATGGCGTACGCAATCCAATCGGTCGGGATACCATAAATATCAGGCTCACCTACCAGATTCACGCCGAAAACACCATACAGTCCGGTGATTGGTTCTTTTTTGAACAGACACATTCCCTGCCATAACAGATAGGAGTTGAGCATCCGTGGCGGAATCTCATCCGGCAACCCGTCATACTCATAACGTGATAAGGCAAGATTTACGAACTTGTCAAAAAAGTGCCGGAAATATAGTTTTTCTTCCGGTGATGTGTTCGGGTTATTTTCCCACTGTCCCCATACTTCCTTGTTACTCACCCGATACGGGTTATTGTACATGATATCACCTCCTTAGTTATTGGAAAGACCATAGTTTCCCACATCGTCCGTATGCCAGAACGTAACTCCGCGGTTAAACATTGTCTGCAAAAAGTTGATATCATCGGTAACACACGAACCATGCAAGCTGCAATTAACCGTTTTGACAAAATTCCAATTTGAACGCCCCGTAATATTGGGTACTTTAATTTTGTGCGTTGCATATCCGTACATTGTGAAAAAATCGTCGATTGTTTTTGCCATCTGAGCGGTTACACTCATCACATGACAGTAAACTTGACTGCCGAACAATGCGGCGGCAACAAAACTTCCAGATGAATTGCCTTTTGCTGTCGGTGGAATCAAATCATGACTTTCTTTTTGTGCGTTAATGTTTTCGTTCAGTAGATATGTTCCAGTTGCCGCGGTATAAATGCTTTCAACGCCAGAAGCTAAATTTCCGCTTAATGCTCCTACTAATCCTCCAGCTAAATTTCCAATCTGCGATATTGCATTCTGCTTTTTGGAGTAGTCCCATACCGGACTAGACTGCGCTAGAAAAGCCTGATAGCCGTCATTTGTCCATGAACACTGTGGGAAATTATTGATGATAAAACCGTATGGGGATTTTGACCCACCAGTACGTTTATATTCACGTGGAGCCACAAAAATTGCCGGAGTATTAAACAAAACGCCATAAACCTGCATGGTTAATGCTCCATTTTTACCGTATTCGAAATTAAAAGTATGCTGTATTCCCGAACCATCGTTTACCAGACAATAACAATAGGGATACTGATATAGTTTATTATTTTTCGGGATATAGCCGTCAAGTGCATCTGGCTGAACGGTTACTTGTGTATAAACAGATGCATCTGCCTGGAAACAAGCTTCTGGTGCTTGATATACATTAACAATCGCATCTCCGTTTCCGCTTTTGACGTAATTCTTGATAACTGTGATTAAGTCCGTATATTTTTTTTTCCGAGTAAATGTCAACCCCGATAAAATTCCTTGATTGACAACGGGTAAAATATTTGTTCCGTTTTCGTCTGCACTTGCATTCAAACAATACTCCATCGGACCGAGATTCAAAAGTTTCATGTCACTAGGATTGTCCACGTACTCCCCCGTTTCCAGATTTTCTGGCACTAAATTAATTCCGGCATAATCAGCTTTTTTGTCAATATGTTCCCGTTCCACATAGCACGGCTGTAATACCACATCGTAAAAACTGTTCTGGAAACGATCGGGTTCGAAATAAATCTTAAAACTTCCGTCACTCAACCATTCTACGCGCGTCACAAAACCGAAATACCATTCTTCCGTATAGGGTTTGTTCTGAAAAGCAATGTAATTACATTTCAGAAATTCGCTCTCATTCCCTTTTCCTTTATACGTCAGTTCTCCCCATCGTACGGGTGCAGACTGTTTATAGATATGAATTGCTTTTTCTCTTACATGAGCCAGACAGCCAGCTTTTCCATTTTCATAATAACGCACATGTTCATAGTCATTTCCCCATTCAATCCCACTTGCTAAAATTACCTCTGTCTGCGGGGAAACAGCCGCCACATTTTCCTGCGGCGGCATCGGAATGAAATTATCCATGTTTCCACCCTCTTACTTAATCGGTCGTAAAGTAAATGGTTGCATTTTTGGTAGAGTCGTAACGACTGGTAACCGCAACTTTTACGCCCATTGTTTTATTTTCTTTCGTTTTCAGATTCTTCTCATCTTTTGCGATTCGAAGAATCGTAGTTCCCGGGATTACAAACGTATCCGTAGAAGAGTTACCCTCTACTTTTACGTCAATCGCGTTATCAGCTACCCCTTTAGAAGTAATTGAAAAACTTCCACCAAAGTCCACATCTGTTCCGGATTTCACCAGTCCTACATCACGTGCGGTGATGGAAGAAACATCAACCGTCTCGGTCGTAAACACGATGATCGGATAAAACAGGGAATAAGAGAACATCTCTTTTACTGTATACGTACTGTTCCAACGCAGTCCGCGATTAACGTTATCCTGTACCATCATGCGGTACTGTTCTCGGATTTTGAAGAACCGTTTGTCAACCAGTACAGCCACGATACCCTCAGCATCGTTAAAGTTATCAATTAAAACCTGCTGTGCTTTCGGAATCATCCGGTCGAGATTGTACGCACTTGCGTAGCTGTCAACATTCATCGCGGCTTTGGTATCTGGGTCGACAAACAGAAGAATGGTATCTTCTTTTGCCGCCGATGTCGCGCCAGCGAAATTATACAGCGGGTTCGGGAACTGAATCTTGTCAATATAGGACTGAATCTGTTTTGCAAGCGCATTGGCGCTTGCCTGATCAGTAACCGGGTCGACGTGTACAGGATAAATCTGACCTGCACATTTCGCAGACGCGATCAGCTCTTTCGCTGTCGTAAACTCATCCCAGTTGCAAGCAGAAACGACGCTCTCCACTTTTGCCTGTACCAGACTTCTGAGTCCGTAATTATCGAGAAAAGCGCCGCGCATATCCTCAAACCAGATCGTCACCGGATAGTCGTTGTTAAAATTGATGACATGATACAGCGCCATGATATAGCTGTCATAAATGGCGGTAGCATCTTCGATACTGATATTCGCATCGTGCGCATAGCCCTGTGCAAAATTTACGTAGACTTCCTGTTCACCGTTTCCATACGGCATAGCGTTACTGTTCAGTACACGCAGAGGATTTCGGAACGCTTCGGTACTGATGGACTGGCTGGCGATCAGATTGACAAGTGCCGGAACGAGTTCGTTTCTTGCCATCGGATTGTACGGGTCAGTTAACGTTTTCGCAATATCTGCGATATTTTCGCTTGTTGCCACCGGGACGCGGTCACGGTAATCAACGCTCATCGTCTGCCGAACGGCGTTCAGCATATTAATATTGGTCATATCTAATTTTTCTGCCATTGTTTTCACTCTCCTTTTCCGCTCATGATGAGCTGAGACATATCAAGATCATTGATACTTGTTGCGGTTTCTTCCGGTTCCGGCGCGTTTCCGCCAAACTCGGTTACTTTTGTGATACTTCCACCGTGAGAAAGATCAGACCAGCGGCTTTTGATTTCAGCAACGGCGGCATCATACTTTCCTTTCAGTTCGTCCCGTTCTGCGACCAGCGCGTCACGTTCGGACATCAGTGCGCCGATGTCGGTATCTTCTGTTTTGATTTTTTCGCTGATGGCGGCGATTGCGTCACCGTGCGTTTCGATGTTTCCAATGTCTGCTACAATTTCTGTCCAATACTCTTCCAGTGTCATGTTAAAACCTCCTTGTTAAATTGGGATATAACCAGATTGGCATTTTATGCCGTTTTGGTTTCATGGGGTGGGGCGGTTCGGGCGGTTCGGGCTGCTCTCCTTTTGCCAAGTACCGATAGACCATGACCGCGTTGTTCAAACGTTCGGAATCAGATAAGTACCGATTCCCAACAATCCATCCGGTAATTGCAGAATCTTTTGCGTGTTCGGAAATATAATTGAAGCACTCGTGTGCTTTTTCCTGCCGAAAAGCTAGCGTTCCATCGTCACTGATCCCCTCCCACCCTTTCATATAGGCGGCAGTCAGCGTGTCCAGATCAGTGTTGTCACTGTGCAAAAACGATTGCAAATTTTTGTAAGCACCAGCCGCGCCGACAGAATACCACACATTTTCATAAATCAGATATTCTAACTGTGCGTTACCATCTTCCCGGCTGTACCCGTTGGAATCTAACCATTGGAACAACCGCGTCCGGCGGTCGGTAGCGGAATTATCTGTCCATTGTCCCAAACCATAACCGGGTGAACCGACAATCGTACCCTGCCACAAACCCGGATTAATGGTTGATTCCTGCCAGAAGTTGCCGCAGATGGCGGCAATCACATACTGGCTGATTCCGCTTTGTACCTCAACTGGGTATCGGTACAGATACGTCCAGGAACTATAGGGCGACACAAACGTATTGATGGACACCTGTCTGTCCAGTGGGTAGCTGTCGGTGTGCGCTCCCATCGTATAACCGCCGCCGTCTGCGGGATTGTACACCATTTCGGTATGACCGGAACGCCACAAAATATCTCCTTTTTTCCACGGCTGATTTGCGGTTCCTTTTTGGAATCCAGCACCGATCAGATACCCGTCCATGCTCCGAGTGGTAAACCACGGGTTGCTTTTCAAAAAACCGCCAACGGTACAACAATAACTCATGAGGGACGAACAATCATAGTACGTAATACCTCCTACGGTCTGCCCCTCACGATAGTCTTGCGAGTAACCCACGTTTGGTTTGTTGCATATTTCAATACAAGTGTTGTACGCAAGCGTCAGATCAGCCACGGGTCAGTCCCTCTTTTGCAACGTAACCAGTATAGACGATTCCATTGACAACCGCTTTTACAAGATACCACTCATTGGTATAATACCCGTAGTTTCTAACACTGGTTCCGGTCGGCAACGTCAAAATGACCGTTTTGTTCATCCCTGCTCCTACGCGCAGATTATAACGATCGTTGGTATGATAGGCTCCGGCGATTTTCCGGTCAAAACTACGTGCGGACTCGGTCTTGATACATTTCTCAATAGGTTTCTGCGGCTTTTCGTTTTTTGCAGCATACCGATAATGGACGGTATTCTCATACGGGAGATCATAATAAGACCGAACGCAGATTTCTTTTCCGGTCTGATCTCCCGTCTGACCATCAATCCCGCCGTTTTCCGACTGGCTGGCGTGGACAATATGGGATGCGTCAACCGACATCGTTACATGATGCCCTGCGGCTAAATGGATATCCCCGCGTTTCCACGGTTTACCGCATTTCACAAAACCTGCTTTTTCCAACTGGGTGCCGAGGTTTCGTGTTGTGCTGTAAATGCTGACCGGAAAACCAGCTTTTGCAAGTGCCGTTCCCACGAATGAGGAACAATCATAATCGGGACTGTTCCGGTGTACCTGTGAGTAACCATGCCGATCATCAGCGGCAATCTGTTCCGCCCATGCAACTGCGTTTTCGATTTTACTCATTCTTTCCACCTCCTAAGTGCTGGCAAAGTGAATTAATCGCGGTTGTATTCGCTTCTACACTTTTTCGCAGTTCTTCCATTTCTTCCTTGTGAGCGTCTTTTTCTTTCACCAGATACCAAAACAGCGCGCCGCAACAAACGATTGGAAAACCGAGACTGCCAATTAACTGTGTTACCATCGTTACATCCATGTTTCTACCTCCTTATCCTGCCATTTTAACCAGTCCTCAATTTCACTTAATTTATCACACATAATAAAGTTATGAATGAATCGGATTGGCGATTTACTGTTATAAGAGTTGCCATCCATGAAAAAATAATCCCATAAGTAACGGATATGAGATTCATAATTTTCATGTGGGACGATAATCAAAGTGTCTTTCTCATCACCTTTATATCGTACCGTATAAGCAAGATAGGCATTTTCTTTTTTCATCATTCCGACGATCATATTAAAAACGATATTTGCCATCTTTTCTCCTTTCTTTCTGCCTTAAACAAGGAAACCTTTTGACCTGCCAAGGACAGGGCGGCTTACTCAGCCGTGGCAACCCCTCTGAAAAGGTTTCCCCGTATTTTCATGATACTTCTTTTCTGTCCGTCTGTCAAGTATGTTTTTCCGTCCCACGCGGACTATTTATAAAGATCAATCCCCAGCAACTCAAGTGCCATATCTTTGCTGTCAAGATCGTCAAATCGCAAGTATGCTTTTTGGTACGCTTCTAATAGCCTTACAAATAAATAATCGTAGTGATCTAGCATAACTGTATGCTGTGTGTGATCTCCGTCACGAAAAACAGCAATGTAAGTACAAGACGGGTTGCTTTTATGTGTAATGTAAATATAACCGTCTTCGTAATAATCATAAACGCCATAACTTTTTCCGTTGTGCTGAATGGTAAACAGATACCGCGACCGTCCGGTCGGCTTCTGTACAAATACAGCATCATCAATCAGCATCTGATCTCCTACGCTCATTGTTTGCAGATAGTGTCCGCCGCGGAATGCTTTCAGAGCCGGGTTATTCAACATTGCCTTACTTGCGCTGTCATTATGTGTAAATTCGCAGACAAACCCACTTCCATGCATCATTTTGGTGTCTTTCTGGTATCGTCTGTGGATGCCGAAAAAAACAAAATAAGGATTGAGTAACGATATATTATTTGATGCCATCACGAGCTTAAACCATCGGGACTGACTTCCGTTTCCACGGCTGATCGTTATTAATAATGATTGCATGATTTCACTCTCATGCGGAAAGTATTTACCTTGCTCCGTGCAAAATTCGTCAAAAAATAAAAAATAAACGTCCCTAAAATATGGAGATAATTTTTTCACGCTGTCCATTTTACTTGCAAAACTAAACGCGCATCCGAACGGCTCACCGTCTAGAAAATATCGCACCACATTTCCATTTTTATCTAGATTTTTATAGGTAATCACACTACCTAATTTTGGATATTGTTGTAACATATCGGCATACATCGCCGCCGCTCCCGTCATTTCCCCTTTTGTCCGAAAAATCCATCCGGTCTGCAAACCATATTCTTTGCACAAGATACAACTCGCCGCGGCAAACGCACTGGTCTTTCCGGCACTACGGTTAGAACACGTAATTGCCACGCCTGCGAACTCCCCGTCCACGTCCGGCTCCGTAAACAACCGTATCGGGTTGTAATACTGAATCGGCTTTCCATCATCCGATACCGATTCAAATTTCACGCCATAATCTGCAAAAAGTTTTTCCCATTTGATATCATTCCAAAAAATCATTGTTTCACGTGAAACATTTTGTTTCACTTCCTCCTTTCTAGCATTTCCACAACCCGCGCACCGCGTCCCGCATAATCTATGTTAACCGCCAGTTCCCCGCCAGCAAAACCGCAGACAATCTCACGTTTATCGCACGATGATCGCACGTTTTGACTGCGGATGGACGGCGGGTAAGGGCAGAGCTACGCTGGGTATAAAAAGAGCTACGCTGGAAAACGTAGCTCTCTTACACGTATGGAGTTTTTTCAAAATACACAAGATATAGTAACAATCAACTACAGGTAAACTAAATCCTCAAGTTACCGTCCGCCAGTCGGGGCGCGTACCCAGTTCATGGTTACTTATTCCATAAATGGGTTAAACTTTTCGGTATCACCGAACTTATGAACGTTTACCGCGGAAAGGTATGCGGTGAATCCCTTGTCGCGACGGAACTTGCTTTCTCCGATAGAGATGAACAGGTCAACTACTGCGCCTTTTCCGAGTTCGTCAACGCTCGAAACGGTGTCGCTCTCTACGCTGTCCTCGTAAAAAGCTACTTTATAGTTGGTCTGCGCTTTTACGTAAAGTCCAGCTTCGTCGGTTTCTTTTGCAGGAATCCATTTTGCTCCTGCGGCGGCATCTTCGCCAAACTCTTCGATGATTTTTTCAAAAATGTCTTTCTGCTGATCGGCAGAGATAGACGCGGAAAGAACACTTTTTCCGTCTTCCTCTTTTGCGTATTTAACAGTTACGTTGTTCAGTCTCATTTTCGCTTTGCTCATGATTTTTTCTCCTTTTAAGTAATTTGTTATGCAGAACGCGGCGCTTTGCTTTGATCATTGTCTTATCTGGTCACTTCCAGACCGCGGTTGTTGCTGATTAATCGTCCAGTCTCTTTGCTTCTGTAAAAAACTGTTCGTCCGGCATTTCGTAGCGGGCGGATACGGTATCGGTTAATACGCAGATGGAATCCTCCGGAAAACCAGCGGCAGTAACAGCGGCGGTTTTTGCTTTCTGCGATTTCAGTTCTTCTGTATTCTCAAAAGAGCCGATCACCTGTTTTGTGTTTCTGTCAATGACAGAATAGATAAATGTTTCAATTTTTGTTCTAACCATTTTTTTCTCCTTTCGTTATGTGCTATTTGTTCTTACAAGTATTATAATAGCACTGCCTACCAAAAAAGTCAATAGTTAAAATAAGAAAATAAAGAAAATATCTAAAAATAAAAGCAGGATGGAAAGG